CATCTATGATATTCGCCCTGAAGCGTGCGACCCCCCAGGCATAACATTGGAAGAATTAGACCGAGAATGCGACCTATTATTCTTCTGTCTTCCGACACCTCTTCACCACGACGGTTCGTGTTATACCCGAATACTGGAAGACACGCTTGCGCGATGCTCCAATCCATATAAAGTCATCCGAAGCACAGTCCCAGTCGGTTTCGCGGCGAAACACGGATGCTATTTTATGCCGGAGTTTCTTACAGAGGCCAACTGGGAAGACGATTTCAGGCGGATGAAAGAATGGGTGGTCGGGATACCTGCCGCAGCCGTGGCGACAACTACGCGCGATGATGAATTCAAAATCCGCATCCAAAAACTAATCAAACGCAGCCATAAAAACCGCGCCATTGATTCGCCCACAGTGATCTTCTGCGACACCAATGAAGCGGAAATGCTGAAACTGATGAAGAACTGCTTTCTTTCCGCAAAGGTCGGCCTAATGAATGAATTCTACGACTTTTGCGCCGCCACCGGCACGGATTATAATAATGTGACCGGGCTCGCAAAACGGGACACACGGATGGGAACGTCGCATTTCCAGGTCCCGGGCCCGGATGGTCGGCGCGGATTCGGTGGGACGTGTTTCCCGAAAGATACACACAGTTTATACTGCCAGATGAACGCACACGGCATCACACCGCATATCTACCCCGCAATCCTCGCGCGTAATGATACCGTCGACCGGCCGGAACGCGAATGGTCACGTGACGTATGGCGCACAACGATTCCGCTACCGACACCGACGTCAAAAGTCGTGGTGGTGTTCTCGGACACAGGGGTGTCAGCGTATCTCACGGATGTCATCCGCGACAACCTCGCGAAGAATAACGTCGTCATCCAGGTCGTCCGTGCCGCCGGCAGCGCGTCGCAAACGATACACAAGAACCTCCTCGTGAAACACCGCCCGGGACCAAACGCGCCTCTATTTTTCCCGCGCGTGGATGAATGCTATTACACGCAACACACGGGTGATACATTATACGATATAATGCGTGAAGTATCAAATGTCATTGATTTGTGGGATAGCCACGAAGAAATGAAACTATATGTCGTGAAACAGTCGCGATACGACGACGAGAGCGAGCACGAGAGCGAGCACGAGAGCGGGACCGAGGGGTTTGATAGCGAGGATGACGCCGACACTGACGCGAAACCACGGTCGTGTGACTATGCGGGAGCGATACTCGAAGAATATTTCACGAAAGTGGTGTCGATTAAACCGAACCAGAAGCGCGGACTTGTCGTCTTGTTTTGATGCGGTCTAAAATCCTTTTAGCGTGTAGTTTATGATGCCGCCGACGAGTCCATTTTTCTCCGCGTTCAGATTCGCGCTTACTGTGCTTTTTAATTGTATGATGGCCGCCGTCTATCTTACGATTTATCCTACGGGTTTTCTTTTTATGGCCACCGCCCATTAACAATCCGGGAGATGATGGGGAATTTGCTCTAGCTGCCGCTCCGCCAGGTCCTTTGGGTCTCGGCGTCACTAACGGCGACGGCGACGTCGACCGCGACGATGACGCCGACACTGGCTGTGATGTCGGCAGTGGCTTCGAATCGTCTAGGCTTCGTTGTAATTCGCCTTTAATCCTACTTATAATTGTGGCTAATGTTGCGTCGCCAAATAATGTTGCGTCGCCAAATACATATTTGGGTAAATTTTTGTTAACTCTACTTATATATTCGGGGTTTGATGATGGTATTGCGCTCATAAAATATTTATGAAAAAACACTTCTGATTCAACAAACCCGTAGACATTAGCATATATATTGTTAAGCAATTCTTGAATATTAACAGGTGTGTACATTTTAGGTTCGCTATTGGTTAAACGCAACGCAATTAAAAATATCCAATTCAACATACAAACATAGTTCGTAGCGCAATTATTACTTAAAAAGTCTGATTTTACCCGCATGTTGTAACTAAATAATGAAAAAAGACCGCCTATTAAATTGCGTCCTCCTCCCTCGGTGTTCATATCCCAATTAAACCACACCTTATTTTCCCCGCCATTCCATCCCAATTTCTGTAGTATATTGTTTACGATTGACGGGACTCCTTTTTTTTGTGGTTCTGGTAAAGGTGGGATGCGGCGCACTTTAACTGTAATTATTTCGTGACCGGCACCGGCACCATTGCGTCTCTTCAACCGCAAGACGCATTCAGAACCAGCCGGACCTGCTAGTAACCTTATTGCGTCTTCCCTGGAAATTATTGCAGTTCCGTCTACACCTGTGATAATATCACCCACCCGTATCTGCCGAGTAGCAGCAGCACCACCAGAACCATTAATATCAGATATTTCCATTTCACCTGCGGTATTTGGTTTGATTCCGACGCCAATTCCAAAACCAGCCGCCCCAGGAGCAGGGGTAGGAATGATTTGTTTTTTGTCGATTAATAATTCATTTATTACTCCTGCTGCCGACCCTTTATCACATAACCGAACCAATATATCGTATTGTTCAAGTAAGAATGGACTGGATATACCCACACTCGCGAGCAATGACTTCACGACAACCGGATTCAGTGCGGCTGCTTTGGCGATTGCCAATTTATCCGCAGGGTCAATTTTAGGGGAGGCCTCCGCGCCCTCTATTATATTTATCTTTTTCCCGCCAAATTCTGCCTTTAAATCGGCGAGCTCAATTTCGCGGAGCCAAATATCTTGCGGCACTTTCCCGAATATAAGTTTCTTGTAAAACTGCGATGTCGGCTTTATAACAATGCTGTAGGGTCCGTTCGCGGCTGCCAGCCGTCTGCGTCCAACCCCGGGAGGTCCCCCCGATACCGGAACGGATGCTTCATCTGCTTCTCCATCGCCAGATTTACCGGGTGATGATGGTGGTTGTCGACTGAGTTCTTTCCCCGATACATTAAGTGGCTGTTGCGCATTTCCAAATGAAAGAATTAAATCGCCCGTTCGTTCGTTAAATGAAACCCCAGAGAACGGACGCGTCTTCAATTCGTCAAATACATTTATGTCAGCGGCAGCAGCGGCAGCAGCGGCAGCAGCGGCAGCGACGGCTTCTTCTTGCGCCGCAATAACACTCCCGATATCTGTTTTTATAGCGTCTATTTCGCCTTCATAACGCGTTAATTCGCCAACCATAGTTTCTAATGCGGTTTTATTGACGGTCAATGTATTCACAGATGCCAATGCTGTATCATATTGCGTCTTTAGTTGCGCCGGCCCGATTGCGGGGTCATCGAGACTCTGTTGGTACACCAATATATCTTTTAGGTTTTTTTCAATAGAACTTGCCGTAGGATGGACATCATATAATGAGGGTATAATCTCGCGAAGTCGATCATTAAACTCAGAACACAATTGTTTTAAAGCAACAAGTCGGCCGGTTAAACCCACCTTTGCGGAGTTGGTAGCATCAACCTTGTTTATCGCACCACTATCCGCCATTTGACATAGTGCGTCAATACGCGCTTTACATTCACTCGCAATTGGCTTCATTTTGGCAATTGAATCAACTGCTGTATTCTGCCAAGCGGCGGCTACCGCTTTACGCGTTTGAATACACTCTTCTATTTCTTGTTTCATCGTTGTCGCGGTGGCGTCGTTACGCGTATATATTGCGGTCACGTTGGTTAATTTGCCAGCACTTTCCTGGTTTAATTCATCATATCTAGTCTTCAAACCATCCATCTCTTTGCCGATCGCCGTAATTGTAGCAGGATCTAATGCCGCCAGAGTAGCCGGCGAATTACATTTTGTAATTTCAGTCTGTATTTTCGCGATAATCGCAATACGATTCGTTTCCAATTGCGGTAATGTTCTGGCAATTTCTAGGGATAATATTTGTAATTGTACACCTTTGGCATTCAGATTAACTATTATTTCCTCTAGGCTACGTTTATTTTTCGCGACTTTCGCTGCGTCATTACATATATCCAACCGATTCTGAATAAATCTGCGTAGTTCTTCATTTTTCGCATTGATTGAATCAATTAATCCATCAATGGTTTGTTTAGACTGATTAGCTAGTTGGTTTTTTTCATTAATGTCGGTATTCAATTTACCTAGTAACAAGTTAAGCTCAGAGTTGATTTTATCTTCTACACGCGCACCGAGTGCTGGAGGATGCGGAATCCCCGGTGATACTTGCTGTAATGCCTGTAAATATTCTCCCAATTTCCGGTCTTGTGCGTCCTTCGCGGCCCTTGCTACCGCAGCCGTAGATTCGTCTTGCCTACACTGACTAATTTTGGTAAATGAATCACGCACAAACGTGTCTATTTCGGCGTGAAGTATCCCGGTTTTCTGATTAAAATCATCTGTCAACGCACGTGACAGATTCGCGCTAATACCGTCAATTTGTTTTATAAAATCAGAACTTTGTTTCGGAAGTGTATAGTCGGCGGGGGTAGAACGCAGGGCTTGTTCTTCGGCGAGTAAAGAAGTTCGCATAACTAGTATTTGTTTTATAAACGGTCCGGTAATATTACCCCCGGATATACTGGCCGCCAATCCATGTACGTCGCGAATTACCTGCGCTATCAAGGTTACCATTTCTGATTTAATCTTATCCGTAATGGTCTTATTATTACACTGGTCCACCACTTTATCTGCGAGTTGACCATCTAGTTTCCCCCGCAATTCAGTCGCAATAAATGCTTTCTGTAACTCTGTCAAGGTGTTGGACACCATCTGGTTTAAAAAGGTATTTTCGTCTAAATACCCTATTAACGCATTTAAGCACTCCGATATTTGCGTGTTTGCGTCAGCTAGAGTATTCGGTGATTGATGCGGTGGTGGTAATTTAAGTGTGGTGCATGTAGTATTTAATTGTTGTAAATAGGCAAGTGCTGCGGTAAGTGCGGCGGTTTGGCCGTCCATACATCGGGCGTATTCCAGTTTCAACGCATCACAACGGTCACCTGTATCACCCATAATATCACCTAAATGTGCTATTATATAGTTTTTGTAGTCTGGGGTAACAAATCTGCTGGTAGAATCACGTAATAATTTACATACGTTATCTGCGAATAGCTGTGTAATCGGATTACTTCCTTTAAGTTCAACCAAATGCGGTTGAATATCTTGATATAATCGCGTGATAATACCCGTTTGAGTTGGTATAATCGGATCCGTAATCGCCCCTCTTAAACTCCCGATTCTTTCATTAATTTCGGCAATTAACGTCCGTTGTTGTGTTCGAAACGCTGGCGTATTACAATTACTCAAATCGGTTATCTCTCCTAACAAAACCTCAAGGCGAGTTATGCGTTCTTGAACCTCATTTGGAATACCTTCTTCATTTAACAAGTTATCCACAATGGACTGCTTATTCGTGGTTACTAGAATATCTAAACAATGTACAATATGCGCGCGGAGAATGGCGCTAGTTATTCCAGGTGCCGGCGGCGGCGGCGGTTGATTTTGTATTTTCAATCGTGTAATTGTTTCATTGATAAACGACCCAATCGTTTCAAGTAAATCAATTTGGGATTGTTCTGCCGCCGCCGCTTGCTGTGCCGCCAATGCTGCCGCTGCCGCTGCCGCTGCCGTTGCCGCCGCCGCCGCCGCCGCCGCCGCTTTTTTCCGCCAAAACCCTTGTAATTTTGACGCTGCCGCCGCTGCCGTCGCCGCTTGCTGTGCGTCTATTATTTGTTGTATCGTGTTAGGTATTCCTGTATTTTCCAATGCTGCTAATTGAGGGTTGGGTACTACACCCACATTAATTATCCCATTATATGCGGCTACTTCAACTTGTAATGCGTTTGCGTCCTGGATTAATGGTTGAAAATCTCGTTGATTGGGTGGTAGTGTTTGAATGGTAGCAAGCCTTAATTTGAGTTCTTCGTGTCGTAAATTATAATTATGATAGTTTAAGTCATCAGAATGTTGCGTTAGTAACTGTGATTCTCGAAGTAAATCCAGGTTTAGTTGTAGAAGTTGCAGTTGTAGTAGCTGTAATTGATTATCTGGCGTTACTGTCTGTGCCGCAGTTGATGCCGTATTTGCTGCTTGGGCTGCTACTAGTGCTGCCTGTGATTGAGTTTCAGCTGCTGTTGCGGAATCACGGGCAGTTTGAGCGATTCCGACTAATGCGGATGATGTCAGTCCGACACCCCGCGTCGCCGCTGATGTAATTACTTGTAAAGATTGTTGTGACTGGGTGTGTGATTGTCGTAATACTGCAACTGCGTTCGCTATTGCTTGCTGTGCCGTCGCCCTTGCGTTCGCTATTGCTTGCTGTGCCGCCGCTGCCGCCGCCGCCGCCGCCGCTGCCGCCGCTTGCTGTGCCGCTACCGCCGCTGCCGCTTGCTGTGCCGCCGCTGCTTGCTGTGCCGCCGCCGCCGCCGCCGCTTGCTGTCCCGCTTGATGTGTCGCCAATGCCACAGCCGACGGTGGAGGAGGCGGTAACGGCGGGGGTATCATCGAAGGCGGCGGCGGTGGCGGCGGCGGCTTTTGTAGAAATTTGTCAACCTTCCGCTCCAAATCCACCCCGATACTCCGAAGCGTTTTATTAAACGAATCATTTAAATCAGTTGCCGCATTCAAAATCGCATCTTTACCCGTCGCACACGATTCCTTTGTGGGTAGAATCTTGCCCTTGATTTTGTCGATTGTATTTGCCATTGCGCCCTTTATATCGGACCCGTTTTCAATAATGCCGCCCACCGCGCCCGCTGCCGCACCCGCCGCCGCATCCGCTGCCGGCGCAAACGACGGGTCATCAAACATTACATCCGCCGCGTCTTTCAGATTATCTTTATCCAGCATTCGGGGTGGAAACGGCTGCGTCGCAATAATAAATATCAAAAACGGCGTCGCCTCCGCCTGGTCGAGGGCCGTGAAAATAATGGGTGGAACCGGTTTTGTCGAATTTTTATCCAATATACGCCGTAAGCGGCTCACACCGACACCGACACCGCCCGCCCCCCCTGCGTCATCCACAGGCGCCTTCAACTCCTTTTGGAATTTCGAAAACGCGCGACCAGAAATAATTTTAGTTTTATCCAACTGAAATAATATCCATTTGGATGATTCGTCCGGGTTAGGTTTAATTCGTAAATCGGGCGAATACCATATATTACGCGGTCTCGCAAAGAGCATATTTACAACTTGGATGGTATTCAATTCTATTAATGTGGAAAGCATCTCGGAGAGGTCTCCCTGTGTCGTGCCGAGAGATTCGTCTAACTTCTTCTTCATTTTATTCGTGGTTTTTATGATGTCATTTGCGGTTTCGCCGCCCCCTCCCGCCGGGTCTATTTTCTTACGCCATTCTGCGAGGTATGCGACCGGGTCGACAAACCCGGCATAAAGTTCCCCGCCGGTGGCGGCGGCGGTCGCGCCGGGCTTTATATAATACCCCGCGCGGTCGGGTATAATCGCGTCTATCGATATATTACCGGTATTCGCTATGAGTTCGCATATGTGCTTCAGTTTGCTCTCTTTGACGCCGATTTCAAGGCGCAGATTGCGTAGGTCGGGATTTTCGGGGCCGATTTTTTCCTTCATTGTTTTTATGAAGTTGATATGCATGCCCGAATAATATTTCGTAATACGAAGCAGGGTCCAGAAAAGAATGTCAATTCTAAATGAAAATGTTGGGACCGTTTTCGGGTTATCACCTGCTATACTTGAATGCGAGTCTATCTCCGGGTTCATCAATTTGGACTCTTCGTAAAATGTGTTAAAAAACTCCGCAATCTTATCATCGGTCTTTTTCGCTTCTAGGTAATTATAAAAAATCAGCATTGATGCGAAATGCTTGCCCTTTAATTCGCGGATTTTTGCCTTGATTTCTGCGATTTTTGAATCAAAGTTTGCATTTGCCACGGAAACATCACCTTTAATGTTTAAATCACGTGGTAGTGACAATATATCTTTATTGATTGCGGTAGTTATATAATTCTTCTGGTCTTGAATGGCGACGGGCCAATTATTCGCACCGGACCTAGTTATAACTGCGAATTGGTTCGGTCGCAGTGGTTGAGGAGGTGCTACGGTCGTAATCCGATACGCTATAAGTTCATTAATCTCTTCAAGCTTCGTTATCACCTCACCATCCGTCATAAACTGCGCCTGTTTCCTCTCGTCTTCACCCGTCAACCCCGGCAACTCACTAATAATTCTATATAATTCTTCTGGATTGACATCGGGCGCCGCGTAATTTACTTCAAATGCGTTATTTACAAAATTCGCATTAGGATCATTCGCGACATCGCCCCCCCCGCGAATCAACCAAAAGACATACTGGATTATTTTATAATTAGGTATGAATTTACCGTCGTATTTTTTATTAGGCCCCAGCATATATTTCGTAAATATGTCGTTCGCCGTCTTTAAGTTCGCATCTCTTTCAATACCTTGTATGAGTTGTGTATATTCATCGTTGAGTGTTTCTAACAGTTTGATTTTGGAGTTGATTGGAGTATCCCCAAACGTATTATATACAGTTGTCATTTGCTGCGATATATTATGTAATCTCTCAAAGGCGCGTAATAAATAAATCCTCGTATTGACATCAAATGTATATGACGGAAAATCCCGTTGGCGTTCTGTAACATAATCCAACGGCTCTGTTTTCCGTTTGTCAATTTCGGCGTATAATATTTCAAACAACTTATTATAATTATCAAGAGTAGATGACGCCGTCGCAATAACCGGTTCCTGAATATTGGCGGCATATTTCGCCTTTAAACTGGTGTATTTCCCGCTGATTTCATCTACGATGGTTATTAATCCGCCCGCGCCCGCACCCCCGAATACGTCATCAAAATCCATTTTTAATGTCAATAATTCGTCCTTGGGTAACATCATTTTCTGGACGAAAAACGAACTCGCGTTATCATAAAACGACCATTCGGCGTAATTGAAATGCCATCTATCTATTTTATTTTGGATACTTTCCATCGCGAGTTTATCCAGGTCACCACCGTTCGATGATGACCCAGTTCTGGCGGCAGCGGCGGCGGCGGTGGCGGGAGCGGTCTTCCCCGCAATGGTATGTTTATAAAATAAACTATTGTAGTTATTGCCATACGCGCTTATCACCGTTTTTTTAAGGTCGTCGACATCTTTATCCGTGCCTTTTGTGGCGAAATATTGTTTTATTTTGTCGTAGTTGATTTTATATCGACTAGGAACAAATATTTCAAGTAGGTTTTTATTTGTTGATTTCGCGCGATGATAGACCATTTGTTCGTATATATCCACTTTTAAGTCTGGGTGGTCCCCCTGGGTTCGCTCAAATTTCGGCGCTGCGGTTGATTTGCTCGTTCCGGAGGGTCCTATCACCGGAAGTTCTTTTAAGGCGATGCGTTCATCCAAATCATCTACATGCCGGCCAATACTTGCGTCGACCACGGTTGTCAGGTTTTTTATAGTGATATATGGTTTTTTTAATTCTGCCTTTGCTGCCGCTGCCGCTGCCGTTGCCGCTGCCGTTGCCGCTGGTGCTGGTGCTGCCGCTGGTTGTGGATTCATACTCAGCGGTAGCTGTAGCCGTGGCGGGGGCGGTGGCAACGGCGGTGGAATTGTATTCGCCATACCGTATTTTTATGTAATAAATAGTATTATAACCCTAGCTATATACTATTTATAAAATTCTTTGATATACACAAACGCTCAATGACCGACCACCGTCTTATTTCGTCCCGATCTTCGCCGGTTGCGACGACTCAAATGTGTCGTCTTTGAATAGCTGGTGATACTTTACGAGTTCTAAATGGTCAGTCTCCTCCTTCTCTTTCTTCGCCTTCTCCAGTGTATGAAGCGCGTTGCTGATTTCTAAATCGGTCACCGTCTTCTCGGGTCCGTGTTTCTCCTCCGTCATTGTATGTAAGTCTCTAAACTTGGAAGGAACCACGCAATACTTGCTATCTACGTTCATAAAATGGTCTACGACGATGGTAAAGCACGCGGTAATAACGAGCGCGTAGTAAATACTGCGGGTACCCATCCAACTCACCGCAAACACGAGGACCTCTTTACTCATCAAGTATTTAATCCAGGATTCGGTGGAAGAGCTCAGGTCTAAATTAATATATCGCGACCCAATATTCAGGATAAGCATAACAAAACCGGCGAAAAATGTGCTTGTATTCAGGTTGTGGAAGAAGTTATGCATCGTCGTGAGAACCCGCGAATTCATAATATTGTTTGCGGGAGATTGAAGTGTGAAAAAGTTCGTTTTCCCGGAGAATAAATCCGTAATTGATTTCAGGGTGATGGAGGAGGATGCGATGGAACCCGGGCCGGGTGGGGGGGCGCCGCCCACTGGCATTTTCGGTGCCGCCGCCGCCGCCGCCGCGCTACGACGCAGACTACGATTTTTCCTTGACATTTACGGTAATATAAATAATACGAATACGAATACGAATACGAATACGAATACGAATACGAATACGAATACGAATACGAATACTAGTATTACCATAGATTATTTTATCGCTACGCACTGAACCGCCCCCGAAACGCGTTTTTCAGTTTTCGCATTCCCTGACGCGCACCCTTCTTGAACTTCTCGCGTATTTTGAACCCTTCCGGGCCCAACGGGTTGTCGGGGTCTTCTTCGACGCTGGACGGCGCCATAATCGTCTCCTGCGATTTCCATTTACTAAATATCTCTTTAAACATCGTGGTGATATACTTCATTTTTCGCTGGAATTCGGACTTGGGTTCGCCGTCGTCGCTGTCGCTGTCGCTGTCACTGTCGCTGCCGCCGTCCCGCTCGTCGTCGCTGTCGTATGTATCGCGGAGGTCATATCCGCCCGCTTTTCCGCGATACGTATTTGTGCCGTCTTTTACATAAGGTCCGTCCGCCTTTTCGGAAATGTCCAGATGTGCGCGGCTTTGTTTGTAGGAGGTTCCCGCGCCTGATGCGCCGACAACGTCCTTCGCCGGCGCTGCGGCCGCCTTCTTCGCCGCCTTCGTCGCGGCCTTCTTCGCGGCCTTCGTGGCGTCGTCATCGTCATTACCGATGCTGTCCTGATACGTCCCAAATGCGGATGTTGCGACGACGACACACGCCATCAATATTAAAATGGCAACTGTTCGTAGTTTCATTGGATTCTTATATAATTCCTATACTATAATTCCTATACTATATAATTCCTAATACGGCTTCTTACTCTTCTCTGTGTCAAAATAATACGTTATGCCGTATAAATACCGCTTTTCATCGTTGGTGTTATAGGTGTCGTCATCGAGCGGAATACGGAAAATGTTTTTGTCGGCGGCTATTGTAATTTTATTATTTTCGGTTAAAGCACCAAGCGAACTCGGTGGCGGGGTCGTATTCAACGTATTGTAAATCCCGTTACTGATATCAAAGTTAATAATTGCGTCGGTTTGTTGAATCACCGCCAAATACGCCAGCATCGTGCGCAATTCTTGGACGACGGATTCGCTGATACGCACGGTATTTATGTACGCCGCGTCATCTTTCGTTTGTGCGCGCATCATTGCGAGAATCTCGTCGATTCGTGTGCGGTAGCCGTATACTTTCCCGAAGATATCCATCTTTTGTTGCTTACGTGCGCTGTTGTCGGCGCTATCATTGGTCTTTTTGAGTAAGGCACTATATGTTTGCTTGTCCGAGGAATCGCCATTATTGCCTTTATTCAATGGTTGAATATTTGACAGTTTCTTTGATAGTTTCACCTCGTCATTATCCTCTTTACTCCCCCCCACAATCAACGAGGTATATGTATATGACGCGGGAGTGTCGTCGGCATTTTTCCCGCTAACCGTGCTATCCGTCAATGATGTAAGCCGATTGCTATAACCAGCGCTTATATTCGATGAAGTATTAAATAAAACTCCGGTATTAAAACGCGCCAGGCACTTGTCAATGTTAATAACGGAAGCGGTTATGTCCGTGTATATCTTTTTTTTGAAATCGCGGAAATCGTTCCGTTTTACCGGTTCAAATACACACTCTTTGAAATATTTCGCACGTTTTACTGCGTCCCCACCAGAATCGTTCGCAGTCACATTCCCCGCGAAATCGTAAATCCCGCGCAGGGTTGCCGTGCGCGATTCTCCAATGAGTTCATTACTGCCGAACATTGTTATCCCGCCAATCCCGGTCCCAATAGAGCATTGCTTGCTAGTGAAATCCTTCTCGGTGAAGTCGCGGCTGTCTTCTTCGATGAATTTATTCGAGCGCCGGTGGTCTTTCCCCGAATCGTCGCCTTTAATGATTTTCGGCATCGTTAATGAAAATCCCTCGCGTCCGTCATGGATTGAAATACCGGTCGTGAGCTCGTCTTTATCTACAATGCGAGTCGTCCCAGGCACCGTCGTCGCAGCCATCACCTTCGCCGCGAATTGTGCCACGTAGTTGTCGCCATCGTCCGCGTCCGCGTCCGCGAGATACTCCGCAGATATTACAACAATACATAACAAAACAAACAAAATATATTGACCGTATACCAATAAGGATACCAGGCCAATAAATATCAAAATACGCACAATGGCAAATGACGCATCGGTATATAAAACATTATGAACCACCCACGAGATAATATACTGAATATAATACTGGAGTTCCATTCCGCGTTTACTACTACTATTATGCTAGAAATAATTCAATACATATACACGATAATGTGTGTATGTATTGTTCGTCGGCGAGTCCCGCCTACTCACATCTTATACTATTCGTGTGCTTATCTAGTGTGCTTATGAATCAATCACATTACTTCACCTTCAACAGTGCTTCAACGTCCTTGACCGCATTAGGCTTCTTCTGGGGTTCGGCCCCTTCCGTCGTCTCGGCATCACAATCTTCGCCTTCGCACTTCTTCTTTCCATCAAATCCTTCTTCGGTCTTCTTCTTCTTCGCCTCCTCGCCCTCCTCCTCATCGGATGGGACCTCCATACCCTCAAAGCCGTGGTAGCCGCTCATCGACGCAACAATCGCGACGAACACGACGGCCAGTAAACCGGCGGCAGTATGCTTCAACGAGAGAAACACGACGGCAGCGACAAAGATAAGTTTGCCTAAAACGTTATTATACAAAAACCCGAGAAGGTTGGGTTTAAGAACCATAATAACAATAACCACCAGTAAAACACCTAAAGTGACTTCTTTTCCCAATTTCACCATTTTCGTCTTATATACATAACAAATATATTTTTCATATACAACCAGCTCAATCTCCCCGAATTAATATCTCGTTTTTTTATAGGAGAAGATGACATCTTTAGGTTTTTCGGAATACGCCGAAAGTAATAATGAAAGTTCAAGACCCGGAAACGGAAACGGAAACGGAAAAATATACAATCGCCGAAATGGCGGCGGCGGCGGCGGCGGCGGCGGCAACCGAACCCTAAAGATACCGCGCGCCAATGACACTGAACGAGGACTATTACAATCACCGAATGGCGGCGCCATCACTGGTATATCCAACGAAAATGGAAACAATGGCGGCGTCGTCCAACAAGCCGGGAAGAAAATGAAGCAAATCAAAGATTATATTGAAAGTATTCATCGTAAGGGCGGGGAGGACAGTGAAGAAGACGGCGAGGAAGGCGATGGCTATGGTTCGCCTTCTGTTCTACCATCCTATCCGGCGCAAGGAATGGGTCTTTACGCGACAAATGTCTCGCATTCTGGAATTATTCGGGGGGCTGATACGTTATCTAGCAATACACCGTCATCGGCGCAAGTGGTTCGCAAAACCACCCAAATGAATTCCCTAAACCCGTCGACGTCGTATTCATCCACATTATTGGAAGGGATGGCGGATTCGGCCGGGGGGATGATGACGACTGCGCCACCGCCCCCGTCGTCTCTCTATTTTGAGAAACTCACCGGAATCGCTGGCGCTCCAAAGAAAGACGGTCAAGGCGGGAAGTCGGAGCCCTTTAGCACAAATGCCTACGCATCGCAATATTATGAGCAATTTGTGCCTTATGCTGAATCTCTCGCGAATCAATTGGGTGGCGGCGGCGGCAGTATGTCCGGCACAAACGCAGCGCTTATTGAAAAACTCAACTACATCATTCATATGCTGGAGGATAAGAAGGACGAGAAAACCGGCCATGTCGTAGAAGAACTCGTACTGTATTGCTTTTTAGGCGTATTCATTATATTCATCGTGGATACATTTACGAGGGCAGCATCGGGTGGCGGTGCCGGCGCAGGCCGTGGCGGCAGTGGCGGTGGCGGGTTCGGGATGTTTGGCGGGCGGCGGTCATATACCGCAGGATATAGGCGCTAGACCATCGCCGCGCTAGCTAGAGTCATCGCCGCGCTAGCTAGATGACGGCTATATCCTTACACAAGGTTTCCTGGTGTATAATGGCATTATATAGAATGTAATACCATTTCTCTCGTGATAATAAATTCCAATGCGCCGCCGCCGCGACGATGTCGTCAATTATTCTGTAGTTGTGCGCGAGGGTGTCTATAGAAATCACAGTGGTATTGCGCGGGGTGTCCACCGCCAGTGCCGCGGTCGCCGCGTAGAATCCTCGCACAAAGGTATCACGGTCGCATTGCTGGATGGATGATATTAGACGCAGAATGTCGCCCCCACCACCACCACCATCGACACCACCACCCCCGTCGCCGGCCGCCCGCGTAACCCGTTTGACCCGTTTCCCGAACACATCATATTTTGGCCGGACTACCGGCGGCAGATATTTCACGACCGCAGTAGATGTTTGAGAGATTTGATTGTGAAGTGCCGTTATCCTATTTCCGATAGTCTTTTTCGGTTTTGTTTTATGTAGTGTATAGGCCTCCGCCGCCGCCGCCGCCGCCGTGCCTTCACCCACCTTCATCCACGAAGGCGCGAATATATAGACCGCCATTACGCGCACCTGGTTCAATAAAAGCATATAGATGCGATAGATTCCGCTTTGAACGAGAGATTGAAGTATACTGAGTTCGTGTAATATACAGCATCTGAAATCTCTCATATGTTCATTTACAAATGCGTAAAAGATGGCGAAGTTGGCGACGGATACCGGAATTACGGAAACGCCCACACCGAGAGCCGAGGCGGAGGCGGCGCGCGCTGCGAATGTATACGTATAAACTGTTGTAAAGGGAATAACAAATCCCGGGATTTCGCGATAGCGATATAATGTTTGTTCACCCGCAATCTCTCGGGACTTCTGAATATATTCGGTTGTTTCAAGAAGCGCGAGAGATTCGCGTTCGCTCGTTATATACTTCGCCCAGGCGAGATGGTCGCATACGTAGATGGATACAGACCGGGGGGGTAAAGACGACGTCGAAGACGGACCGAAGGAGAGCATAATTCTGGGTGTAAGAATACATACGCCCTTAATTGGCGTATTGTCGCCCTTAATGGCGGGCGTATTGTCACCCTTAATTGTGGGCGTAGTATTGTCGACCTGACCCGTCAGAATACCTATAAACGCTGAAAGCCCGTAGGTATCCTGCGAGAGAATGAATTCTAGTGTATCACGGGGGATACACAGGGTTTCGCTAGAAGATGGCGTCTCTGTATCTCGTCGTGATAAAAACTCGGCAATTCTCTCGTAAGGCGCATCCGAAATAGGCGACAGGCCGCCGCCGCCACCACCGCCGCCGTAGACACGGACACGGTCGTGTCGCACAAAATGTAAAAACGGATACACAATTGCGTTATTACACCGTTCTGCTAGAGATAGTGGATTCATTACCGTATTATTCCAACGTCCCGTCGCGTCGTCGCCACGAAACCATCGCCGGATTGTAAACCAGAATGTGATTGGCTGGCTATACCAATATAAGTATTTGAATTTAAGTATACACACAGACGTAATAAAAGCAGCGCATACAAACACGATAATATAATGAAAAAGAAATGGCGGCCACTCGATGCGGCCAATCGATTCATTCATCATTTCATTATATTATAATCATAAAAGGCATCGCGCGCGGCTACGCGGCTCCACTGCTCCACTGCTCCACTGCTACGCGGCTCCACTGCTCCACTGCTACGCTGCTACGCGACCTTCTTAAGTATATACAAATACTGATACTCATTAAGAACATGAACTAGGTCCACCTGTCCCGTCACCGTAAACCCAACCTCCTTCGCAATCTCCAGCATTTCTCGATTCGTCGGCATATAATACGTGTGGATGTTCTCTCGAACCTTCCCAGTGGTATCATCCGTTATTTTTTCCACGAACTTCCCGATATTCTTCTCTCCCGTATTTTTCGTCGCCGCGACACCCTTCTTCGTGGTCGGCGGTGGAACCGTAAAATCCGATTTATACTGAAAGCTCCGGAACTTCACGAGAGAATTCGTGATGCGGTCCTTCGCAAATTTCTGCGGAGATACAAGAAACATTGGTTTCCCCCCAGGAACAACCGGGTCAAAATGGTTCCGGTCCACTAAATGGATGATGAGGTATCCCTCGGGTTTCAACCACTGGTGACAATTCCGGAAGAACGCGCGTTTATCTTTTACATAATACACCGTGAAATAGAAACACGTCAGCACATTGAATTCTTCTTCACTAAACAGCATCGGTTTCATAAAATCCCCCTGGATGAATTTACACGACGGGTACATATCACGCGCATTCTGAAGCATCGCCTGTGATTTGTCGCACCCGATGACGTTGACGATACCCTTATGCTTCAACTGGTCTACGTGATGCCCACGTCCGCATCCCAAGTCGCATACTTTGAAATTCTTCTTCTCCGTTTCATTTCCATCAAGCGCGCCGGTGATGTGGATGATTTCGTCCACCTCCGCCTCGATTTTGTTAGGCTGAATGAAGAGCTCGTCGTAGATGTCCGCATAAAAATTGTCATAGATGGCGTCATTTTCGAATACCTTGTATTTATCTTTCTGTTCGAATCCTTCCACATGGACGGAGAGGTCCCGCTTAATAAAACAGACAATCATTAATAGTATCAACATAAAGGTCAGTATTTCCCATCGAGTGATGGACCGGATATACGCTGAAAATGATTTGTAAAATGATGTCATTTATTCCAATGCTATGTGTTGTCTATGTCTACTAGTATTTCGTTATAAAATATTCTTATCGTTATTCTCGCGCGAAAAAAAACCGCGGACATTCTAGTAGAGTCGTCCGTCGTCGTATGTCCGACCCCAACGAAATCAACGACATCCGCAGCGAGAGTGATTTCCGCGGAATCACTTTTTCGTCCTATAAAAAGACCGACGTTCGTAAAGAGCTCATCAATAGTCTATCTAGTTCTAAAATCGAACCCGCGTGTTATTGGAGCGCCGAACTCGTATGTTCCGCACATTATCTAGAATTATGGGACATCATTATAACATTTGCGAGCAAGTATATTCATTTAGCCAATCCTAAACTACCATTGTATATTGAAATGCGTTACGAGAGTTTCAAATCCATTATTTCGAATGGATACGTCGGGAATGAGCTCCGTCTGCGAAACCACCCGAAGATGCGGTCGCTATTCGCGGAAATCGTGTGCGTCCTCTGTAACTCCAAGCGCCAACATAAATACGAGAGCGTGAAAATCAAGAAGAAGGAGGAATATGACATCGCGACAATGTCACAGCGCCTGAAAGCCCCGCGGGTGGATTATGCCCAGGAGTTTTTCCGAGAGAGAGACCCGAAGGAGATTTTCATTGCGATGAATGAATTCGCATACCATATCTCTCGCGATTCCAAAAATACACTCCTGGCGTGCTATTGGGTGGAATGGATTGTAGAGTTTGAGACGATTTGTAAAGCGAAGAAGGAGACGTGCCGATGCGAGCGCCGGTCACACATCCCCGTAGATGATAAGCTCCAGTTTGACCCTATTTGGATGATTTGGGATATGATTATCGCGCGAAGCAACCAGCAAGACGAATATTCGCCGCTGACCCAGAAAATCGTGAATAGCCTTTTGCGAATTTATTGTGTCCGGTTCACGCCGGGCGTGCGCAAAAAACGTCGGTATCTCATTTATTTCGCGATTTCACTGCTCACGACGGAATATGATAGTCGGATAGAAATGATAAATGACCGACTCGTGATTGAGACCGCGGTAGAGAACATCAATGCGATTTATAAGCAAATCAAGCAACACGAGATTAGCCCTGATACAGATTATCTGTTTTCGTCGTCGGGATATAAAGGGGACAAGAATGGGGACCTAGAACGCACGATTAAACGGCTGGAGGCACTGAATGCGATGAATACGATTGTGAGGAAGACGGAGGACGGTGGTGGCGGCGCTGGCGAAGGGACGCAGCCACCGCAGCAGCAGCAGCCGCCGCCGAGGAAATACAGCCCGTATGAGTGAAATGGAATGAGCGGAGCGAATGGAATGGAACCGAATGGAATGAGCGAAGCGAATGGAATGGAACCGAATGGAATGAGCGAAGCGAATGGAATGGAACCGAATATTGTCTTATCTTATATATAACAATGTCGCTTCCAACTTTTAAATTCACGAATTTCGGCGCGGCCACCAACAACGAACGTGTAAATAGCGGATTATCGTCGGGGTCCAAGATGGAGAAAACCGGTATATTATCCAGTATCAAAGAAAAAGCTCAAGACACATTTAAAGATGTGAAAATGCCAGATATATCTCTCGACACCAGCGCGGCCACCGACCTCGGCGGCGACGGCGAAAGCGACAGCGGCGGCAGCTTCTTCTCGTTCTCAACCCTTATCAAATTCATTCTCATCGGTGTCATTGTATGGTTCATGTGGGGGAGTTTATCAAATAACAACGATTTTCATTTAGGAATGGAGGATGTAAAATCCTTTTTCAAGTCATTGGAGGAGAAGGGACGCGAAATCGTCGCTCGTTTCACAAATCAGCCGGTCGCACCACCATCGTCAGGCGGAGGCGACAGTGACAGTGACAGTGACAGCGACAGTGACAGCGACAGTGACGACGCACCGAAGGCCCCGAACGCGCGCGCAGCGTCCGGACCACCTGTACCCCCCGGAATGTCAAACAGTTCAGATAAGAAACCGGGTTTCGTTAATGACGAGACTAAATACACGTTTTTAGATAAAGCCCACCGCAGTTATACAGGACCGTCTCCGCGCGCGGATGATAGCACAAGTGTCACGCAAAAGCACCAGGCAGGCAAGGCTGGATATTGTTATATTGGCGAAGACCGCGGATTCCGCAGCTGTGTAAAAGTCGAAGCGGGCGATAAGTGTATGTCGGGGCAGACGTTTTCACGCCAGGATATTTGCGTAGACCCTACGTTGAGAGAATAACGCGCTCGGTCGGTTCGCTCGGCTCGTTCGCTCGGTTCGCTCGGTTCGTTCGCTCGGCTCGTTCGCTCACTCGGTTCGTTCGTTCGCTCACTCGCTCGTTCGTTCGTTCGTTATGTTGTCAAATACTTAATTTCAGGAGTATATGAGAACAACTCACTCGTCTGTTCCAACCCGTTACTAAATACAAGCGTTACACTTACCGAATAGGTTGTTCCAACCACGATAACCTCCCGTCCTGCGGATGTCGCAGGAATACGTATTTTATGCTCGCCTGTTATCCCCCCTGGAAGCCCGGCAAAAATCTGGCTATAAATATTCGTGTTGGTTGAATAACTGGTATTTAATCCATTCACCTTGACTGTGGATATTGTGACGCCCTGCGCTATCTCGGTCTGGATATAAAACGTCATTTCCGCATATGACAAACCAGACGATGTATACGAACCATCAATCGCGTATATACTCGGTTTTGCGGATTTAGGTTTTATGGTTACGGTTGAAATAGTGCTTTCATTGCTGTAAATATAACCATTATATGCGGAAATTGTTACAGTATACACCCCATCGACTATAAGACTCGTGCTGATTCTCCCAATATCCGCACTATACGAGGTTCGGGTATCCGTTGTTGACACATTATACGGAACGGTAATCGAAGTCGATACCGTTGAACCGGTTGGCGGCGGCGGTGTAATCGTTATATTATACAGTTTAATGGGACTACCCCCCGTATTTGGTTTTGTCCAGATGATATTGATATAATTCCCGGATGCGTCCACTAATACCGGCGGCAAAATACCGTATTTCGCAGTTACCACCACACCCGTCGGTGCGGCGGGTTTCATCAATGTCCGCGCGGTGATGATGGCGGATTCGGCACCCACGCCTACCGTATTGATAGGCTCTATTTTAATTTCATATTTGTTTTCGTTTAATAGATTACGCAAAATATATCTGCGCGACTGGCCACCGCTGCTACCGCCATTTGTCGATATAATAATACTGCTAATATCTAATGTCTGTTTCAGCCACACCGTATCTGGAACCTTGCGATAATAGAGGTTATATTGACGAATCGGCGGGCCATTGAACCCCCCCGCCGACACACCGGTATTCAATGGATCCGTCCATTTCAAATCCACCATCAAATTCTGACGCTCGTCCGCCGCATTTGTAAATCCGAAATCGCCGATAATAGATGGAACGGACGAAGTCTTCACCGTTAATGTTGCGGGAACACTGGATAATCCGCGCACATTCCCAGAAAACACCGAGATATAGTATACGGTATTCGCCCGGATTTCAATCGACCCGGGGATACGTTCAAAGACAACCGAATTTCCGTTGATTTCGCCAGACACGCGATTGTAGGTAGCAGCGGCCACTGCGGCGGCACCCTCTGGTTTATAAGGGAATACGCTTTTATACGGCGCCCATGTCTTATTATCCACGGAATACGTTATAACATAACCGGTGATGGGGAAGCCGCCATTGGATTCCGGCGCGTCCCATACAAACGTTATCTTGTTGAGTTCGCTGTCATAACTCGTTATCCGCAAATTCAGCGGTTCAGTAAGAATCGTCGTCGGTATATTCAGGGTCACTTGAAGACCGGCCTCGTATGTGTATGTCCGCTTATAATTGTATAAATTCACGGATGGGTCATAACACAACAAACGCTCTTTTCCGGGAACGCCACACGCCGTCGTAAGACCGCAAAGCACGGGGCGATTCGCCGGCGTCGTTGGACACGTCAATGTAAATGCGCCGCCCCCGACCCCACTCAAATAGTTGGATTCATTCCCGATTTTCCGCATTAATTCTCCACGCGACGCCTTTGCGTATTTCTGGCTCTTCGTCAACCCACCCACATTTTTATTGTATTTCAGGATTTCGGCCTTACGCCGCATATCGTAGACTTCGTCGACTTGTGTTGCGGTCAGTTTGGCGCCGGTGACGCTGTCTACCAAATCCGACGAACGGCATTCTGGTTTGAATCTTGTCCAGAATTCGCGATTATAGGGATTGGTATAGAATAAATTCGTGTTACAATTAATAACGGCGGGTGTTATTTCAAATACATTCACGTCAAAATATGCGACCTTTTGGTTGAAATTCGTTGTTGCGGGTTGGGTTACCGTGATGGTTGCGGTCCCGGACCCATAGATATGTGCGGTATACACCGCGCCCCCCGCCGTCCCACCAGACACCCGTATTTTTAATAAACTATCATTGGACGACGAGAATAAAAAATTGGAGGAAGAGTCGGTATTATTGGAAAGAGGCGGTGTAAGAACAAACGAACCTTCGGATGTCATTTTATTCAAGTCGGGCAAGCGATACACTTGGAGGGGGTCAGCGGTATTCGCCGCCGGAATTTGGCCTACAAATGTAGGCGTGGATTTATTGATTCGGAGACGAATGGTCGTAGTGGACACCATGGTATCGCCTATTCTCTGCGCCGATCTCTTATATACCGGAGTCTCTTCTTGAAGAAATTTGATGGAAATAAGATTATGATTGCCATCCGGCAAAATCGTGACTTTGTTAAATGTGATTTTATTGTCGGCGATTGTGACATTGTTTTCAATACCCCCAAAATTGAATGCGCGCGTTCCCGTCAAACTCAAATAATAAATGACATCTCCGTAATCGGGCGAACCATCCACGAGTTTTTTCCGGTCTGTCGTCGCAAATTGCGAAAAACTCAAATCAATAAATCCGTCCAGGTATTCGCGCGTGATAATCCCGGTCACCGGTGCCGAACCAGGTATAGTATTAATATCACCAACTCCTGAAAACGGCTTGATTGCGATATTCGTCGCCGCCTTTGTTAATGTAAGCGGAACTACAATCTTTTTTTCGGCGTATGATACCGTATCAGTATCAATCCCGGATGCTTCGTATGCGGCCTGATTTATTTCCATCCGCAATGTAGTGCTTACTTGGTCGTAGCGATATCCGCCAGACACATCAAAAATTCCGTTGATGACGAGCGCATTTCTGTAAGGAAGACGCACAACTGGCGCTCCAGGGCGCGTATATACTCCGACCTCGTTCCCCGGGTCACCTGACGGTTGTGGAATTACATAATAGTCTCTATTAAATGAAACAACCGAAATCGCGTAGGAATTCGTTGGGAACGAGAATGTGATGGGGGTCCGTCTGTTATTTGAAGATAGGTTTATCAACGGAATGACACCGATAAGTGTCCCGCGCCGACTTAGTAATTCGGTAGGAACATCTGTATCTCTGGGTCCGACGCCTGCGGGAACACCGGGTATCGTAAATGTTCCGGATATAAGCTGAAATATAGTAGAATAATTTAATGAATATACATTAAACCGGGTTGTCTCGGAGCCTTCGTTCGCTATATTAAAGTAGACATCGCCGTATACGGGTTGTCCGTCGCCCCCCGTCACTATAGTCTGTTCTAATTGCGGTGTCCAGGTAGGCGGTGTACCGGGCATTATATTTTGTTACACGTATCGTATCTATCGCTGATATGTAAATGTAAAAAAATATTACCGCATATACCAATGGTTCGAGAGGTATGACCCGACATTCTTCGTCGCGCTTGTATCTCCGCCCGCACTGGTTATCATCTTCATATTGGGTCCTTCATCTACGATGCTCTTGATTTTATTCGCACCAATGGAGTAATTGAAATACTGAATCGTGGAAATATACCCACTAAACCGGTCCTTGGCCTTATCCTCGCCGATATTCACTTTCCCGTAATTTTGAAGCGGGATGCCGGGGGTTTTGCGACGCTGGGCCAACCGACCATTGATATACAAATCAATCACATTATTGGTGACACGGACGACGGCATTTACCCAGTTCTTCATTGGAATGTCGGTCGTGATGAGTTGCTCGTGTAGGTTCTTTGTTTTGGTGGTTGAATCATTCTTTCCGGTGACATCCACAACGGCCATCAACGACACATTGGTGCCTGCGTCGGTCCTATCGGGATTCGTCGCATTGATATCATTGGAAAACCGGATATACATTCCTGGTGCGTTATTCGGGTAATAGATTCCGTCAGTAGTGGACTTGGTTCCCTCCCCGCCTTTGCTAAAGATTCTCGACCATTTTCCCTTTTCAAGCGGGACCTGATTGACGAAAAACCAGGCGGACCACGTATATTCTAAACCACCGTCTTCATTCATCGACCGTGCGATAAAAACAGAATCCTTTTGCGCCGGGTCTTGTGAAACATTCATTGCCATATCTTCGGTATTTGCGGTTCCGTCCAAGACGTAAGGCGACATTGTCGGGAGCATCAAATACGACAATCCAATGATGGCGAGTTTGACTGCGGCTGAAAACACGATAAATACCATCAAAATAAATGCGAATTTGGCGACAAGACTATTGGAGTCCATAAATTCTCGCAGACCGAACCCGCCGCTGCCGCTGCTAGACCCAGACAGGCCGGCGTCGCCTGGCTTTGAGAAACTGGATGATATTCCGCTTAAAAACCCGCCGCCGCCGCCACCACCGCCGCCGCCATCGCCACTACTTTCGCTCATTATATATATAGCTCTGTCGTATTACTATATATATCAAATAAAAAAACAATCCATTCACGGTTGTTGTCGTCAATGGATTGTTTACGGCTTCGCTGCTCCAGTGCTCCGGTGCTCCACGGCTTCGCTACGCTCCACGGCTACGCTGCTCCGCTCCGCTGCTCCACGGCTCCGCTGCTACGCTGCTCCGCTGCTCCACGGCTCCGCTGCTCCACGGCTTCGCTACGCTCCGCTGCTCCGCTATGTGCTTATACTTGTCTGTTCCTGATTATCCACGATAAAGCTCAACTTCACCTTATATTTGTTCAGGAGGTCGCTCCATGGGCTTCCACCGAACCCTTGCGAGTAAATATCCCACGCCTCTTGGGGTGCGATTGGCGCCGCTTTCAGTTTGACATTCGTGATAAATCCGACGTCTTCTATTTTGCTAGCATCGCCTAAAATAATCTTTTGTGTTTCACCGAGTTTTGAACCATTATTTACAACGCACGATTTCACCAACTTACCGTCCACATAAACATCCATCGCCGAACCGTTGAAGCTGATGATGAGGTTCACCCATTTTTGAAGAGGGAAATCTGCGATTTCGCAGTCATTTGAGCTAGGCGTGCCTGACACGGGGAAAATCTGGATAGTGTTTGTGTTTGATTTAAATTGGACTAGAAAAATGGGAGCTGGAGGAGTAGCAGCAGCACCTTGGAATTCAATCACCTTGGCGCCAGACACCCATTTCTTAATGTAAAACCAGATGGAAATCGCGGTATTCGCCTTGAAACTCGAGGGTAGATTCGTGCCTTGTATGATGGTCGATGTCGCCCATTTTTGCATGGTTCCTAAAGTTGTATAATTCGTAGTGAGCGCTTTAAAAATGACATACAATAGGAGAAGAATCACAATGATTGCGAGAACAAGTTTTGAGTTCATAATATTATGAGTATAAATAATATACATATAATAATCATTCCGCTTCGCGCATTCCATTCCGCTTCCGTTCGCGCATTCCATTCCGCTTCCGTTCGCGCATTCCATTCCGCTTCCGTTCGCGCATTCCATTCCGCTTCCGTTCGCGCATTCCATTCCGCTTCCGTTCGCGCATTCCATTATCGCGAATACAACGTGGTCGACCCCGCCACCTTCACTTCGTCCTCAATCGTCGACATTCCAATCATCGGTGGGTTTTGCGTCTTCAACATTGTATACGTCCACCGAATTTGCTCCTTCGTCAGCGGGTATTTGTGAAATGCGAAATTACAGATACTACCATTGAGACCCCGGTTATTGGGCGTGCTTCCCACCGTAATCGGCTTCAATTGGATATCGGGCATAATGAAGTCGCTCTTAAATAACAGCTTGTTATTCATAAAGAAGTCCATCGTTTTCCCGTCATAATTCACGACGAAATAGTTCCATCGTTGAAGTTGGACATCAGTATCAAGCTCTTCGTTATCGGTTAATATCTGAATCTTCGCCCGCTTCGTGTCCGAGTTAGAACCGTCCTTCACTGCCGCATTGTAGTTAGTCCTAGAATTGTATATTTCGGTGGTCGTGGATGTTTCGGCTGTAATACTGCTATCCGGCCTCAACTGATGACAATACAACTTCAATTCGTTCTTGGATGGATTATAGGTCAATCGCGGAACATCTCCGAAATTAAATATCTCTAAATCGGTATTCTTCGTTGTCACGTTATTATTCAAAAAGAACCACCCTGAAATGGAATAATGATACCGCTTTTTCTCTTCCGCCGGGCAATTCGCCGCCTTATCTTCCGGTGTGCGGTCAGCTCCCGTATTGTGATAAATGAAGATTTCCTTGCTTTGTGTCGTCAAGTTCGTGTCGTATAATTGTTTGAGGCTTACAGGTGCGGCCACGATGGGCGAGGCGGATGCGCCAATGTAGTTCAGTAAATAAGGCCCGCCGTATAAAATGGCGATGAGCAGGAGTTCAATTGCGACGATAATCCAGATGGGGCGCGTTGTATCGCCCACAGCACCCTGTGAACTCTGGAGGAAGTCGAGGAAGAGGCACGGGATATAAATAATAAACGCCCACAGCAACTTCAGGAGTTTCACCCCAATAATGGATTTCGTGAGATGGAAGAGGAACATAAACACGATGAGTGCGACCATAACACCGTGCTGTTTATAGTATGCGAGGGCGCACAACACGATGAAGAATACCGTATTCATAATGAAGCGGATATTGGTGAGGAGGTTCGTCATTGGCGCCATTTTCGGGGGTTCGTTCGCGCCCGTGCCCGCGCCCTTCGGCAACTTATTATCCATAAACTCTAATCCGTAATGAAAGAAGAGAATGGCGAGACCCAATATAGTCATTCCCGTTACCGACATCCGGTTCTTGTCGTCCACATCGCGGTCATACACCCACACAATTATCATCAATACAATGTAGATAATGTGTGTCATTCCGAATGTGAGCTGGCGCATCGGGCTATTCACGTCTTCCGGCTTGAAGTCGTTGAACAGGTAGTCTTCGGGTGTTTTCTGGTTCGTGGTCTTGAATTTATCTCGGAGATAGGCGACGAACCCGGCGATGGCGACGATGGCCATAATAACGTAAATGGTGTGTGCTGTGGGCGAGTTCATTTGCGCGACGAAACCGCCCGAGGCGACATCCTGCTCCGCGCCACCCGCGCGATTGGTCGCGTCAATCTTGTATACATAGTAAATGACCGCGAGAATCAAAATAACGAACGAAATTGTGAGTAGGATGACCTTGATGAGTTTGCCGATGGCGCTCACTTTGGTTTCGTCGATGCCGACGGGGTCGGCGGGAGCTGTTCCAGGGGCAGGTGCCACCGCCGCCGATTCAGCCGGTTTTACCGATGTTACGCTCGCCGGCGTTATCAGTTTGTCATCCAATGGAAACATACGAAGATCGGTGGTATTTGAATCCCAGTTCGCAAATTTAAGTTTGTCTAGTTCCTCGCTGAATTTTTGTTTGATGGCGTCTACACCCGACAAAGAACCGATTCCATAAATAACCGCCTTGAATAATGTTACAATCAACCACGGAACCAAATAGATTGTAGTAAAAAATAGACGAAGAATGCGTGTAAGTTTCCCCTCTTTCGCGAAATCCGGGTCGGTGGGTGAACCATCACGATTTGGCCCTGAAGGGATGATCCCGTGATACCACGCAGGAAGAGAAGCAGTCGCCCAAAGAACGACAAACCCAATAAACCACCCCCAATTATCGGGAACAATTGGTTGGTCACTCTTACGGTCTTTGTGTAGATATTTCCACCACGGGGATAATACGATAAAGAATATCGCGGCAAATCCAACAACCGCCGCAAGAACTTTTTTCCATCTACTGTCGTCATTCGGCCGAGGCTGGTACTGCCACACCTGAATAGACTCGGCAAACTTTAAGATGGAATCAAGCCCGCCAACATTGAGCTCTTTCACAATTGGAAGTAATAGGATTCCGCATAACAAGAGACCGACAATCAATACAATGAAAAAGGTGTCCAATAACTCTTTCACGCGGGGGAACATATCCCCGGTAAAGGTCCCCGCAATCCACGCACTTGTCCTTGGATCTGTTGTAATATTCGTAAAAAGAATAGAGACCCACATAACAATCAAGATAATGGATAAGAAGGGGATGAGTGAGAACCATTTGGCGAAACGGACGAACATTCCGTTGAAATTGTTGGCGGCGGCGGGGTTCGCGGGGTCCGGAACTTTCTTGGATAAGATTGCGTCCCAGTCACTTGACAACATTTTGTCCTCTTTCACCTTGGGTTTGTATTCGGCTTCCAATTCGGTTGTGACAGCACCAACCGGTAGGTCACATTCCCCCGCAAACACATACATAAACGCATCCTTTACACCAAACTCGTGCGGTATATACCCGCAATCCGCCATTTTCAACCGAACATTATAGAATAGTAGTATCATAACCGCAATAACGATTGACAGTGTGTAAAATACGCCCATTAGCACGTGGTTCGGAGTCTGGATTTTTTCATTGAGTCGTCTTTCCATTTCCTCCTCCACCGCAGTCGCGCCAAGCGGCTCACCTGCCGGTGCCTTTTTCTGTAAATCTTTGGTGACTTCAGCCTCTAATTGTTGATAATAAGGGTCTTTTGAATCTTTTAAGTTCTTCTTCTCTGGCGTCTTTGTTTCAGTGACAACATACCAAATGGATACACTAATGAATACCAGAAATGCTACTAGCAATAGCCCGAACGCGCCTTTATAAATGCTAGTTGTGGCAACAGAAAACAACCCCAACAATAAGAGTAAAAACATAAACCCGAGAATGATATAGACAATTCCGTGGACAAGCAGTGGTTTATTTTCAAATGAATCCTGTTCGGTTTCAGCCTTATTGAAATATATGTTTGATTTTTTCTGACTTCCTGTAATGAGAATCGGCCCCAAAATCAATAGCAATGCCGTTAAAATACCAGACCCAATACGTGTGATTTTTGAATTCACAGGATTATTATTTTTCCATATGAAATACCCGACCACCGCGAATCCAATGATTTGTAAAATAACACCTACACTTAACATTGTATTTGCGCCACTGGTCGCGAGGTCTTGTCTGATTTGATTCTTGTCATCATCCCCGATTTCAGGATTGGCGGTTTTGTCTGCGATTTCTTTACCGCGAACCACCATTGGAATACCGACTACAATACAGGCAATGATTCCGCCGAAGATACCTTTGGTTGAAACGTTGTCGTTAATTGTATTGTATACTCGGGGGAATGTCGCTCCATCACCAAATTGTTTTACAACCCACACAATGAAAAGAACAAACGTGATAACCAGTAGTGTGCCGCCAATCCCCATTAACGCCTGTGATGGGTCATAGGATGACGCTAATTGTGAAGCACCCAAACTACCGAAGCCGAAACCAATGCCAACTAGTATTGCGATTATCGTAAAAAATATAGCAAAAGAGGGTATCGCGGGCGAACCTGCTGCTGGAGATGGCGGAAACAATGACGCGCCGTTAGCTTTAGAGGTAAGAAACCGATACGGATTCAAAAAATTGACGAACCCAGCAAATAGACATACGATGAGTAGTGTCGTAAATACCGCCCAATTATTTTCCATAAGGTCCCACGATACGAACCCTATTAGCAAAATAACCGACAATACAATAATCGGAAGATAGTTTAATAGTGTTTTTATGTGTAATGATTCTTCTAACGGCGCTGTCGGCGGTGCCGGTGACGCCGGATTCATATCTTTTGTAATATTATAATTATAACGACACCCAGTTATAATTATAAGATATATTAATGCGGCCGTCGCATCGCGTTTCGCGAACCTACAAGAACGACATCGCCGTCTTTTTTCCGTGGCAATCCCGACATAAAGCGACTAAATTATCCACGTGGTTGGACCCGCCGTGTTCTAAAGCAATGACATGGTCGACTTCAAACCACGCAGGCAATTGACGCTGACAGTCTCCGCATTTCCAGCCTTGTTGTGCTGCGACATACTTCTTCTTGGTCTCACTTACACTGCGCTTGCTAGAATTCTTGCCGGAATTGAGGATACGGCGCTCACCGGCGCCGCCCCCCTGTGACGGCTGTACTCCCATCGCGCTACTCATCGCACGACCAATCGCACTGCCGCTACTCGCTCCGCCAATCGCACTGCCACTCGCTCCGCCACTCGCGCCGCCACTCGCGCCGTCGTCGTTCGGGGGCGAAACCCCGGTCATATCAAAAAACGGTGTTATCATATCCGCGGTCCCCTTGCTTATCGGCATATACTTAATGATATCATTTGCGTGATACATCAACTGCCTAGAGTTTTCCGGATTACGGCGCAAAAACAAGAAGAGTGAGAGACCCGCGAACGCAAACATCGCCATTTTCATCCATTTTTGATTGCTCTGAAACATTTTCGTCAGGTGCCCGTCATAGTATGTGTTTACGATAAGGAATGCCGCTACAATAAAAACGATATACTCGGCTTTTACCATTGCGTGTTATATATAGTATCGAATAATATCGCCGGCATAATCGCATTCACCGATTATGGTCCGCTCAACCACGGCATAATCGCCTTCACCGATTATGGTCCGCTCAACCACGGCATAATCGCCTTCACCGATTATGGTCCGCTCAACCACGGCATAATCGCCTTCACCGATTATGGTAATAATACGCCGCATATCCCAGCCCCGCCATCACCAGTAGATACACCAGCCTCTCCCGGTATTTCAGCTCCTCCAAGATTTGTATCGGTTTCGGGCGATAGTGTAAATAATATCTCTCAAGCGCTTCGTGTAGCGACATCTCGTCCTTCATCAGGAGCACATTATACCGATTATGGATGAAATGAACCCACTTGATAAACGCATCGCGGCTATCTAAATAAGGCGTAATCGGGTATTTATCCAACATCCGCGCAAACTCCGACGACATTTCGGGGTCCGGAATCAGCATCGGGAAATTCTGGATGAAGTCGTAGTATTTCTTACGCGTGACATCATTGACATGGTCGGGGTAATTCACCGCCGCAGTCATTAAAACGAACCAGTATTGCGGACCCCATATCCTGGCGTCCAATTTTAGCATTACTACAATGAAATGACATAAAAACAATCACAGAATTACGATAAGCGTATTGTAATGGAACCTGAAATCCAAATGTCGGCGGCCAAAGAACCCGCCGAAGCCGAGGCCAAGGGCGAGGCCGTAAAACTAAATAATCCTAAATCAGCACTATCGTATTTGGAAATTAGCCAAATCCGGAATCATAAACACGCGCCGGTAGTAGCGTCCACGGCGGCCTCCACTGCGGATAAATATTTCTGTAATAACTGTAACCGAAACAATCACGTCTATAATAATTGCCGCGCACCAATCACAAGTATCGGAGTCATTGCGTTCCGATGTGGTGAAACCGGCCCCGAGTTCCTTATGATACGCCGCCGAGATTCATTCGGATTCGTGGATTTCATCCGCGGCAAATATTCGCTCAATGACGAAGCGTATATCCAGCGCATCATTGACGAAATGACGATGGCCGAGAAGTCGAACCTGATGCGGCTTACATTCGACCAGTTATGGCGTCTGTTATGGGGCGAGTATACGCGCGGGAGTCAGTATAAAAATGAAGAGCACGTATCGTTTGAGAAGTATCGCCAGGTGCTTGGGGGGATACGCACGAAGGATGGGCGCGTGAAAACACTCCAACAGTTCATTGATGAATCCACAACGCGATGGACCGAGACAGAGTGGGGGTTTCCGAAAGGCCGGCGGAACTATAATGAAAAGGACCTGCCGTGTGCGTTGAGAGAGTGTCTGGAAGAGACGGGATATGACATCACCGCCGACAATGTCATACAGAATATCGCGCCATTTGAAGAGATATTTATGGGGTCGGATATGAAGTGTTATAAACAGAAGTATTTCCTCGCGATGGTGGATTTAGATAAGAAACCGAACAAAGCACACGACATTATGGAGGTAGGACTTATGAAATGGATGTCATTTGAAGAGTGTATTCGCGCAGTGCGACCTTACAATTTAGAAAAAATCGGGATTGTGCGTAAAATCAATAACATATTGTCCCGCTATAGAATATTTTGAGATTTATCGTTCCCTTTTATTTCGTGTAGATATATAAAGGAACACGGGGGTATAATACTACATACCTAGAAATAGAAATAGAAATGGAAGAGGAACAAGAGAATGTGCCAATGGAATTGTCTGTGGCGTCGGTTGCGGCTGCTGCGCTTGCGGTGATGCCAGGGCCGGCGGAGGCGCCGCCGCCAGGGAAAAAGACCATCAAACCGAAACCGAAAGCCGGCGCCGGCGCCGCCGCACCCGCCGTGACCCCCCGAGAGAATATCGAAAGAATGAAACGCGACCTCGAAGAAGGGCGCAGACGCCTCTCACCCGAAGAAATCAATAACCCATTTAGTAAGGAGTTCAACAAGCTGCTTTTAAAAAAGGAATTGCTTGAGCGAGAGATGACATTACATGACATCGGAGTATTGCCGGGTGACGGTGACGGCGACGAACCAGGCCATCACGACAGCGATAGCGAAGGCGGAGCCGGAGCCCCAGCCGGAGCCAGGGCAGCCGCCGACGGCCTCTACCCCACCCTAAACGACCCAAATTTTAATACCAAAATCGCCCTTCGGAAAGAGTTCTTTGACACCAAGATGGATGTGGACAATACAAAAAGCGTGGAAGAGGAGGCAGAGATTCTCTGTAACGCGCAGATAGAGCTCGCGCCCAACCAGCAATTCGTCAGGAATTTTCTCTCGGTAGAAACGCCCTATAATAGCTTGTTGCTATACCACGGACTCGGCACGGGGAAGACGTGCTCGGCGATTAGCGTGGCGGAGGAGATGCGCGATTATATGAAACAGATGGGAATTACCCAGCAAATCATCGTGATTGCGTCGCCCAACGTCCAAGAGAATTTCCGGCTTCAGTTGTTTGACGAACGCGAACTCCGAGAGATTGAGCCGGGGGTATGGAATATTCGCGCGTGTACGGGGAATAAATTCATTAAAGAAATCAACCCGATGAATATGAAGGGGCTGACGCGTGACAATATCATTAAACAAATCCGGCGCTTGATTTCGTCGCATTATTCGTTTTTCGGGTATAATGAATTCGCGAATTATGCGCGGACACACGCGTCAAGTGTCGGGATTTCGAAGGATGATGCGGTGATACACGAAGTCAAGCGCAAAGGCAAGGGGGCGGTGGCGGAGGCGGCGGTGGCGGCGGCGGTGGCGGCGAAGAAAGGCCGTAAATCCGCCGCAGAAATCGTCAAAGCCGCTGATATGGAGACACTCGCGATCGAGTCGCTCTCCGTGACGAAGTTGCGTAAATTATTCGCGAATACGCTTATTATTATCGACGAAGTTCATAATATTCGCATCACTGATGATAACCGCGATAAACGCGTGGCGAAGATTCTCTTTCAAATCGTCCAAAAGGTCAATAATGTGCGCTTGCTGCTTCTCTCGGGCACGCCAATGTATAACAGTTATAAGGAGATTGTGTGGCTGATAAACCTGATGAACCTAAATGACCGACGCGCGACGATTGATATCGCGGATGTCTTTGATGACCGGGGGAACTTTCGTGTTGACGCGGAGGGCCGAGAGATTGGCAAGGATTTACTGATTCGGAAAGCAACCGGATATGTTTCGTTTGTGCGTGGCGAGAACCCGTATACATTTCCTTATCGGATATTTCCGAGAGAACACTCGCCGCAACATTCATTGCTGGCGGGAGCGTCAGCGGGAGCAGCGGGAGCGTCAGCGGGAGCAGCGGGAGCGTCAGCGGGAGCAGCGGTAGCCGCGGTAGCCGCGGGATACCCGCGAACCCAATTGAACGGGCGTCATATCGACCAACCTATCGAGCATATTGATGTATATATGACCCAGGCGGGTGATATCCAAGAAGCAGCGTATCGGTTTATTATCAGTGATATGAAGGCAATGTATATTTATAAAAAGACCGCAATGGTGAGGCGGAAGAAGGCAGTCGCAGCGGCAGCGGAGGCAGCGGCCACTGGAAAAAGGAAAGGCAAAAAGGCGGCCGCCGCACCCGCCGCCGCCGCCGCCGCCGCCGCCGGAGGCATCGACGAAACAACCGTCGTCGAATCCGCGGATTTCCCGTCTTTTGAAAATATGGATACGATTGGTTATGCGGCGGTCCAGCGACCCCTAGAAGCACTGAATATCGTATATCCACACCCATCTCTCATCGAGTATATGAACGACCCCAATGACGAATTTGATATTGCGGCGTGTATTGGCAAGGAAGGTCTGCGACATATTATGTCCTATGAAGAAACCGGCAACCCACCGATGCGGTTGAATTTCGAATACCGCCCCGAATTCACGCGCGCCTTTAAGTTGCCAAATGGCGAGACCACGACAAAGGCGTCCGCGCGCATCTTCGCCCCCGACAATATTGGGCGATACTCGGCGAAAATCAAGAATATCTGTGAGCGTGTAATTACAAGCGAAGGCATTATACTCGCATACAGTCAGTATATTGACGGCGGTGTCGTCCCCATCGCACTCGCATTAGAAGAACTCGGTTTTACGCGGTATAGCGCCGCGGGTGCGAATTCGTCGCTTTTCCGCAGTAAGCCCGTCCCGAGTATTGACGCGATTACGATGCTCCCCCAGCGCCAGCACCAGGCACAGTTTCCGAACCAGCCCTTCCGTCCTGCGCGGTATTCCGTGATTACAGGCGACCCCACGATTTCCCCCGACAATCTCTTTGAATTGAAGGCACTCACCAGCGAAGATAATACGCACGGCGAAAACGTGAAAGTCGTCATTATATCCGTCGCGGGCAGTGAAGGCCTGGATTTCAAGAATATTCGTCAAGTCCATATCCTGGAACCGTGGTATAATATGAATCTGCTGGAGCAAATCATTGGTCGCGCTATCCGTAATTGTAGCCACAAGCGTCTGCCGTTTTCACAACGGAATGTGGAGCTGTATTTATACGGAACCCGGCTGACGAACCCCGAAATAGAGGCGATTGACCTTTATTTGTATCGTTTATCTGAGTTTAAATCCGTGAAAATCGGCGCAGTCTCTCGCGTACTCCGCACATCGGCCGTGGATTGTCTTCTCAATATCCAGCATAATACACAGACCGCAGCGCAATTGAACCAGGTGGTGAAGCAGAATCTCTCGTCGCGCAAACAAATAGACTATCAGGTTGGTGCTCGGCCTTATTCTGCGTTGTGCGATTATATGGAACGGTGTGAATATACGTGCCGTCCGACGTTTTCAAATGGGCGGCCGATTCAAGAACAGGAAGAGTTGTATGGACTCGGCGACGACAGTGACAGTGGCGACGGCGACAGTGACGGCGACGGCGACGGTGGTGGCGGCCCGGCACGCGAACGAGGTCCAAGAGGCGGCGATGTCCGCCTGGATACATTTAATGAGAAGTTTATGTCAATGAACCTGGATAAAATCATCCACAAAATCCGCGAATTGTATAAGGAGTCGTTCTTTTATAAGAAAACGGGTAGGAATGGAATCATCGCGCACGTAAATGCCATCCGCCAATATCCCGTCGCACAAATCAACCTCGCGCTCACACAAATGGTGTCCGACCCCAATGAATACGTCAATGACAAATACGGGCGTCTTGGGCGTATACAAAATGTGGGGGATTATTACTTATTCCAACCCATTGAATTGACCGATAAACACACCAGTATTCACGAACGAAGTACACCCATTCCTTATAAACATACCGCGGTGGAATATCCTCTTCCAGGAGAAGTCACGGAAGATTACCTGAATATTAGGCAGGGTGCGGCGGCGGCGGCGATGGTCGTCCCGAATAAGAAGATAGTGGATAAATTGAAGAAGATACAGCAAGAACAACCGGCGGCGGCGGCGGCGGCGGCGGCATCGGTGGCATCGGAGGAGGCGGTGGCATCGGAGGCGGCACCCGTCGCTGCGTCCGTCGAGCCCGTAAATGAAATAGAGGACTTTATTGCGACACTTTCAGATACATTCGAAACGTGTAAAACCGTATACGAAAAACCGACGAAGGAACAAGATGAATGGTATTATTATTGTGGAAAGGTCATCGACCAAATCTCTCAAACAGATGAATTCCAAATGACGAGAGAACAACTCTACGCCCTCGTAATTGCGAATCTATTAGAACACTTGTTCTTTGATGATAGCCTTAAACTGATTAATTATCTGTATGAAAAGAATAATTACGGTGCGACCGCCGGTGCGATCCATCTACTGTCTCCATTCGAGAGAATGATGCTGAATTATTACGAACAACACGTGATAGAGCGACCGCTGGTAGGGAGACGCGCAGCGGCAGCGGCGGCCGCAGCAGGAGCAGCGAATCCTGATCCGAAATCCCCCAAAGACCGCGGACTCCTCTTATTTCACGAGAAAAAGGAAGAACAATATGCGCTAGTCGTCTTGCGATATGAAACACGAGAATGGGTGCTTGCCGGACCGGAAGACGAACGCGATTATACACTTCTTTTAGGAAAACTCCAGACAGACCATATCCAGAATATGAATATGCTTGTCGGGTTCGTATCTTTCTTCAAGAAGGAATATCTTATTTTTAAGGTTAAAAATATGTCAAAGAAACGCGATAAAGGCGCGCGATGCGACCAATCTGGTAAAACCGATACCATCACCATCATCAATACGATTCTAATGTCGAATACGACTACACAGGGAGACGAGTATAAACTCACGATTGAAAACACGAAGCAACGAACCCAAAAAGAACTGTGTGTTTTTCAGGAGTTTTTATTACGCGCATTCAATTCGAAACGCGTAAATGGGCACAAATGGTTCTTCGCGCCAGGTGAAGCATTATTGTGTAATATTGAACGATTGTAATGGGATATAATGGTATAACGGATAAATAAAGTATAAGGATATAGTAGCATCGTAATGTCAATGTCAAATCCTCTAACTCGACCGCCGTCGTCGTCGTCGTCCGCTGCGCTGCCTCCAACTCGACCGCCGTCGTCGTCGTCGTCGTCGTCGTCCGCTCCGCTGCCTCCAACTCGTTCCGTCGCTACCATTTCAAAATTCGCAGTCCCCGCGTCCGCCGCGTCCGGAGGCGTCGTCCAAGCCAAAGCCAGATACGGTATGTATACCACTATTTTACTAACACGCAAATTAGAAATCCCGTTTCGCATCATCGGCCGTAATGTAAAAGACACATTAGAACATATTCTCTCGAAAATCGTGGAAGGAAAGTGTATGGCAGAAGGATTCATCCGCCCCGGAAGTGTGAAAATCCTCACATACTCCAACGGATACTTATACGGAAAGAATGCGATATTTGACGTAGTATATGAGTGCCAGTCGTGTTCTCTCGTAGAAGGTGTCGTATTTACGTGCGTCATTAAAAATATCAGTCTCGCGGGTATTCGCGCAACATTGAATGAACCCAAAACACCGGTGGTCGTTTTTATTGCGAGAGACCATCACTATGACCGCGCGGATTTTACGCGGCTTCAAGAAGAGGAAGAAATACGTGTGCGCGTTATCGGCCAGCGGTTTGAAATCGGCGATGAGGCCATTTCGGTCATTGGCGAACTTGTATAATTACAGTAATTACAATCTATTGTTATTACAATCCATTGTATTCATTGTAAGTAATGGACCACGTATTCACTTGCCTTCATTGCCAGGAACCGTTTGTCATTTCTCTTAACGAGTTCAATTGTCGTATTTTACGGCACGGGGTATACAAACACAATCTTCAACCCATAAATCCTCACGCAACGAAAGAAGAATGTGACGCATTGTTGCGCGACGACTCTATTTATGGTTGCGCAGGACCGCTTCAAATCATCGCGTCGGCGTCGGCGTCGGCATCGGCGTCGGCGCTCTATGCCCTCCGTATTTGCGATTATCAAACGAGTCAATAAAATTGATAAAGATATAAACATAATTCTATAATTGATATAGCTATCGTTCATCGTAATGGCGTCTGTTGCCGTATTGTCAATGTCAACTGCGAAACGAACCACCATTATCCGACCTAAAAAGAAAATAAAGGAGCCCGAGCCCGTGCCCGTGCCCGTGCCCGTGCCCGTGCCCGAGGAGCCAGTCGTCGAGCCCGTCCCCGCGCCCGTCCCCGAGCCCGAGCCCGAGGAGCCAGTCGTCGAGCATTACTGTGACCCGGCACTCTTCAACAAACAACGAATCAAGCGTAAGCTCACGATTCCGTTTTATAAGATAACCCGAGGTGTTAATGTCACGAAATTATTGGCGACAGAACTGGCGAAACAGTTGGAAGGCTACTGTTCTATCGAAGGATATATATGCCCGTATTCAGTTTCAATTTACGCTCACTCGTGTGGAACATTAGCCGCCGCCAATATTGTATTTGATATCGTGGCGGATTGCCTCATTTGTTTTCCAGACGAACGCACCGTCATCAAATGCGTTGCCAAGACCATAACCCAGGCAGGTATCCGCGCAGGCGCCACGCAAATGATTCCTGGCCGTATATCGCCAATTGAAGTGTTTCTCTCGCGTGATATGAATAACAACAACGAACTGTTCTCACGGATTGAAGAAAACGACATATTGACCGTAGAAATCATCGGACGCAGATATGTATTACACGATACCCACGTCACCATCATTGCGATGTTATTAGACGCGGCGTCGCCGCCGTCGCCGCCACCGTCGCCGTGAAAGGGTATAAAGTTTCATCACGATATTTTTATAAAATGGCTACCACCGCGATTGCGAGTCTCACGACAATGAATGAATTACAGACTATCGCCCAACAAGTAGAGGTAAAGACAAATTATTTGATGGCACTTAAAGACGGAATTGAAAATATGCCAGTGATTCATCAAATTGAAGTGTTGCGCATTTTACATACAAAACACACGCAAATCAATGAAAATAAAAATGGGGTTTTTATTAATATCTCCAAAATAAACGACGCGACATTGCGTGAATTAGAAGAGTATATGAAATATGTCATAAAACAGGAGAAACATTTGAATGAAATAGAACAGCAGAAGCGGCATTTAACAAAGGAATTCTTCGAGAATAAGACGCATAAAGATATTTAGTGTATGATATATAATACAATGGCGTCTTCACTCGTCATTCCTTGTCTATATAATTCTTTTTCATTTACTGCGGAAAATATAAGCGAAAATATAGTCTATTACTCTTGTTTTCGTTCGGAAGCGATGGCGCCGGTGCCTGTGCCTGTGCCGGACCCAGTCCCAGTCTCCGTCTATGCTGCGGTAGTAGAGACATCCTCTGATTCCGAAACCGACGACGACACCGCCGACGACAGTAGTTCAGCCACCACGACAATTGATAGCGAAATACCACCTTTATCTACCGTCGCATTTCACCCCGACATCATGACATCCTACGGGTATAAATATCCACCATCATGTTCCGATTCAATATTATGGTCGGTGTATATTATGTTATATGGAACCGAAAAATATGAAACTATTGAAAATCCATATGTCGAATCCAATCGGTTCAAGTTTGAGTTAATCGAAGTGATGCGGCAAAATAAACCGATATTAAAAGCAAATAAAATCAAGCTAAGTGGATTGGAAGAAAGTCTGGTCCATAAGCCGTTTATTACATTGGAAACATTACAGGCAATTGCCGTATGTAAATCCATATCGGTGTGTATTGTTCAGAATCGCAAATATTACGAGATCGACAATGGCGGGGGCAACGGATGCGACACTTTTATTCTTGAAAAAATCAAGGGAAAATTTGTATTATATATCGCACCAAACAAGCTGAATATGGATTACCTTACATATATTCGCAGGAATTTTTGGTTGATGGAGAGTATTTCTGCTCCGATCAGCAGAATAACGGCCTATAAGTTACAAGACCTTGTCGATATTTCACAAAAACTGAACTTACCTGTCGCGAATATTATTCCGGGAAAATTTGGGTCTATGGGGACTGAAAAACGAAAGACAAAATCGGAGTTATATGAAGGTATTTGTAAATGCGTCTAGACATAAAATTGAACTGTATATATGAATGATTGAATTATTGTATAAATAATATCCTATTCATATATACATATACAATGCGGAGAAATCGCGGTGCTTCATCATTGGCGGTGGATGCTCCCGCTTCCGCGTCTGTGAAACAATCCGAATTCGCAAAAATCGTATCCCATTATTTAGAGGGCTGCCTTGATAAAACAGATGGCATTCCTGAACTGGAGATACGCTTTGGAACACGCGGGAATGGACCCACGACGAGAGAACACTTCGACGGAGTAATTCAAAAATTGTTATCATCGGGGTTTACGATTGAGAAGAAGAATGGGTATTCATTGAAAATACAAAACGAATTCATCGACCAAAAAACGGGGCAAACCAAGTTGTCGCTTATTCGCGCAGAAATCCACGGCATCAACGAGATTCAGAATTATTGTAAGACGAATATGCCGGATGAGAAATACGTTATCTTTACACAAAAAATGTATGCGAAGACCGGAGGCGGCGGCGGCATCGGCGGCGGCAGCGGCGATACCATCCACCCCGTCATCTTTGACGACTTCAATTTCAAGGTGAGTTATCAACGTGAAAAGCATATCGCAAATACGAGCACACTCGCGCGGTCTATTTTGAAATCCTGGAATGACAACAAGAAGACGTTTCGGTATATCAACCGAACGACACTGAAACACCCCGACTTCCCATTTCAAATCGATATGAGTGTTGTCAAGGAATCGCATA